TATTTGCCTTGAACTGCAAGGGGGTGGCGAATAAGGCATTGAAAAAGAACGATTTCGTCTGCGGCGCGGTTTCAGGCTCATAACCTGAAGGCCGCAGGTTCAAATCCTGCCCCCGCAACCAAAATATTACAAGATATCAAACAGATAGAACCCGACGTAAACCGTCGGGTTTTTGCTTTTGAAATTCTTGTCAACACCTGGTCAACGTTTTACGAGGCCCCCTGCGCGGGCCCGATGATCGTGGCCATGACCGTCACACCTTCAGCAGATCAAGCAGCGGGTCAAAGGCGTACATCGCCGCGCGTCGTCCGGAAGCCGGTTCAATGGTGCGCAGCATGCCTGCCTCGACCAGCCGTCGGGATAGCGCGCGCGCCGAGGATGGTGGGATGCCTGAGCGTTCGACGAAGCGGTCGTTGCGGAAGATCGGGCTCGCGAAGACGAAGTCCAGCGCCTGATCATGGAACTGCGAGTTCAGGACCTCGCGGAACCGCTCCCGCATCTCGCCGTGAAGGCGGAAGATCGCGTCGGCTGTCTGGATGTTGACCGTCGCCTGGGCGTGCATCGCCTTGAGGAAGAATACGACCCAGCCGGTCCAATCGCCTTTGGCGGAAACGGCCCGCATTCGCTCGATGTACTCGTCCTTGTTGGCCTCGAAGTAACCCGACACGAAAAAGTTCGGCTGATGCAGGACGCCGAGCTTCCACAGCATCAGGGTGATCAGCATGCGGCCGATCCGGCCGTTGCCGTCTTCGAACGGATGCAGAGCCTCGAATTCGACATGCGCGATGGCGGTGCGGATCAATGGCCGCATCGTGCTTTCCTTGATGTAGCGGACCAGTTCACCCATCGCCGGGCCCAGCTGCTCCGGGGCGATCGGAACGTAGTAGATCCTTCCCCGCCGTTCATCCCCGATGTAGTTCTGCTCAACCTTGTAGCTTCCAGGGCGCTTGCGGGCTCCCCGGCCAAAGGACAGCAGCTGCTGGTGGGCAGTCCGGATCAGGTGTTCGCCCAGCGGGGCGCCATCGGCAAGCGCCTGTTGAGCATTCCGTAGCGCGCGGGAGTAGAGGTAGGTCTCGACGTCGTCGTTGCGCGCTTCCCGATAGGGGTCGGCGCTGCCCGCGTCTTCTTCGGCTTCAAGGCGGTACAGCTCTTCGACGGTCGAGATCGTCCCCTCCATCCGGGATGAGGTGACCGCATCCTGGCGACGCAGGGGGGCGAGGAACAACTCGCTGTTCACCATTCCCGACATCTTTGCATCGTATCGGGCAAGGGAGGCCGCTGCCTCTTCAAGGGGTCCGAGAAGCACCTCGTAGTCGAGTGAGCCAGGGGGAAAGCCGCCGGTGTGATAGGTAACGGCATCTGTCAGATCGTAGGGTTTGATGATCATGCAGGCACCGATTCTGTCGCCAACGAGTGTTGCTGCGAACCTAGGCACAGCAAATTCGCTTGGCAACAGAATGTCGCTCAACTCTAACATCAAAGGGCGTTGTCGCCAGCAGTCTGCCATCAAGCCAGATTGATGACAGAGACTGGCAGGAAAATGGTATCAAAGCATGATCCCCTGTCATTCGCCGCAACTCATGCGGAGAATGGGGGTTCTAATCTCCGCATGAACATTGTGGCGACTTGTTTCCTGAACAAGTGGGCAGGGTGGCGCCCAGCCGCTCCCTTGCATGTCAGGAACCCCCGGACGATTTCTGTTCCTGTCCGAGGTCCTGCAACACAAGCTCGCGCGCAGGACAATCGGTACATCTGTGCCGCCGCTGCTCCGGCAGTCGCTCGGCCATGATCAGGACGGTGATCAGCACTGCATCCGAATGTTGCGCGAGCCGGATCAGATGCTCTCCGCTCGGCCCGCGTTCGCCAGACAGCCAGTACTTGGCCGTCCGCTCACTCGCTCCGGTCCAGCGCATCACCGTCTTGATGGCCTGGTGCGTCGGCCCCAGTTCGCGGCGCAGGGCATCGGCAATGGCCGTGCGATACGCGGTCTGATCGGCGTCCAGGTGCACAGTTGTGCCCATTTTCGGCACAGATGTGCCCATCTTGATCCGCATCGCGGCGTCCTCCTCCGGTAAACCTGTGGAGAAGACAACACAGCGGCAGATTCCATTTTGCGCCCCAGCCAATACCCCGGGTCCGACCAGACGGAGACGCCTGCATGAACTGATCTGGAGACGGGCATGGCAGGCAGAGAGCTGCCCTCAAGAAAAGAACCGGCGAACTCCCCGCCAAAGCGCCGTGCGGCTGAATACGTCCGCATGTCGACGGACCATCAGAAATACTCGACCGAAAACCAGTCGGACGCGATCCGCAAATACGCGGAGGAACGCGGCTTTGAATTGGTCCGTTCCTATGCCGATGCGGGCAAGAGTGGGCTCAGGATCGAGGGTCGCGAGGCGCTGCAGCAGCTGATCCAGGATGTGCAGGACGGCACCGCGGATTTCGAGGTGATCCTTGTCTATGACGTCAGCCGATGGGGCCGTTTTCAGGATGCCGATGAATCCGCCTACTACGAATACATCTGCCGTCGCGCCAACAAGCAGGTCGAGTATTGCGCCGAGCAATTTGAAAATGATGGCGGGCCGGTTGCCACGATCGTCAAGAGCGTCAAGCGCGCGATGGCCGGGGAATACAGCCGGGAACTTTCCAACAAGGTCTTCATCGGGCAGTGCCGCCTGATCGAACGCGGCTTCCGTCAGGGCGGTGCGGCGGGTCTTGGCCTTCGCCGGGTCCTGCTTGACGAACGGGGTGAAGTGAAGGCCGAGCTGAAGCGCGGTGAGCACAAGAGCTTGCAGACAGACCGGGTGATCCTGGTGCCAGGACCCGACGCCGAGGTGCAGACCGTGCGCTGGATCTACAGCCGGTTCCTCAAGAACGGCCGTTCGGAAAGCGAAATCGCGGCCGAACTGAATGACCGCGGGATCCTGACCGATCTCGGCCGGGCCTGGACCCGCGCCACCGTCCACCAGATCCTGACCAACGAGAAATACATCGGCAACAACGTCTACAACCGGCGCTCCTTCAAACTGAAGCAGAAGCGGGTGGCGAATGGTCCGGAGATGTGGATCCGGTCGGAAGGGGCGTTCGATGCCATCGTCGAGCCGAAACAGTTTCAGAAAGTGCAGGCGATCATAGCCGCCCGGAACCGCCGGTTCTCGGACGACGAGATGTTGGAACGGTTGACGCGGCTGTTCCAGCGCCACGGCTACATATCCGGTCTGGTGATCGACGAGGCCGACGGGATGCCGTCCAGCGGCGCCTATGCCCACCGGTTCGGCAGCCTGATCCGGGCCTATTCCCTCGTTGGCTTCACACCGGACCGGGACTACCACTACATCGAAGTGAACCGCTTGCTGCGGCTGTTCCACGGCGACGAGGTGGAGCGTGTGATCCGCGAGATCACCCGTCTCGGCGGCACCGTGACGCGCAATCCGGCGACCGACCTGCTGACGATCAATGGCGAATTCACCGCCTCCGTCGCTGTCGCCCGCTGCCGCGAAACCTCCACCGGCGGCCTGCGCTGGAAAATCCGTTTCGACACCGGCCTCGTGCCCGACATCACCATCGCCATCCGGATGGACCGAACGAACACCGCCGCGCTCGACTATTACCTGCTGCCCCAATTCGAGATGCGAACAAAACCCCTGGGGCTTGCCGAGGAGAATGGCCTGATGCTGGACGCTTTCCGATTTGAAACGCTGGATTTCTTCTTCGACATGGCCCGCCGCGTACCGGTTGCCGAGGTGACACCATGGTGAGCGAAGTCGAGTTGCGGGACGAAGTGCAGATCATCCCGATTTCCGCCATCACGGTGGAGAACCCGCGTGAACGCTCGGAAAAGACCTTCCGCGCGCTTGTCGACAGTATCGGCAGGGTCGGGCTGAAAAAGCCGATCACCGTCGCCCGCGTCGATGAAGAGGCGGGAGTGTCCTATCGTCTGGTCTGCGGTCAGGGTCGGATGGAGGCTTTTGTCGCCCTTGGGGGAACCCAGATTCCGGCCATCGTCGTGGATGCGAGCGAGCCCGAGCGCCTTCTGCGCAGCGTGATCGAGAATATCGCCCGCCGCCAGCAGCGGCCGCTCGAGCTGTTGCAGGACATCGCCATCCTGCGCGACCGGGGCTACTCGGATCATCAGATCGCCGACAAGACGGGGCTTTCCCTCGCCTATGTTCATGAAATCGGCGAGTTGATCGCCAACGGTGAAGAACGCCTGCTGATCGCGGTCGAGACCGGGCAGATGCCGCTCAGCGTCGCGCTCTACATCACGCGGGCCGAGGAGAAGGACGTGCAGAAGGCGCTCGAGGCTGCTTATGCCTCCGGTGAACTGCGCGGAAAGAAATTGCTGGAGGCGCGGCGGCTGGTTGAGTTGCGCCAGCGCCACGGCAAGCAGCGAGGTGGCGCGCGGAACAAACAGCCGCGCGCGCGAATGACATCTGCCGCGCTGGTCAAAGCCTATCGCGCCGAGGCCGAGCGACAACAGGACATGGTCCGCAGGGCGCAGTCGACGCGAAGCAGCCTTCTGTTTCTCGATGCGGCATTTCAGTCTCTGCTGAGGGACGAGAACTTTCTGACGCTGCTCCGTGCCGAGGGCCTCGACAGCCTGCCGCGCATCATCATCGACGGGTTGCGGGAGCCAAGAGCATGACACACATGGGGAAAAAGCCTACACCGAAGAGCCCAGGGTTCGAGGCGAACCTCCGCACGATCCCGATCGATGCGATCCTGCCGGTCAAGCAGTTGCCAGTCACCGTGCCTAAGAGTCAGAAATATGGGCAGATCGCCGCGTCGATCCGCGAGGTCGGGCTGATCGAACCGCCGGTGGTCGCCCGCGCGGCTGGGCAGGACGGATCCTTCATCCTTCTGGATGGCCATGTTCGGCTGCATGTTCTGAAGGAAATGGGCGAGACGGCCGTCACCTGCCTGGTGGCGACCGACGACGAATCCTTCACCTTCAACAAGCGCATCAGCCGCCTCGCCACGATCCAGGAGCACAAGATGATCCTGCGCGCGGTTGAGCGCGGCGTATCGGAGGCTCGCATCGCGGCAGCCTTGAATGTGAACATCGCGCTGATCCGACAGAAGCGGACCCTGCTGAACGGCATCTGTCCGGAGGCGGCCGAACTGCTGAAGGCCCGGCACTGCCCGATCAACAGCTTCCGGTCCCTGCGGAAGATGAAGCCCCTGCGGCAGATTCAGGCGGCGGAACTGATGATCGCGGCTAACAACTACACGTTGCCCTATGTCGAGGCGATCCTCGCAGCATCTGACGCCACAGACCTGGTTGACCCGGCTGCAAAGAAGCCACCTGCAGGCGTAACACGCGAACAAGCCGAGCGAATGAAGGCCGAGATGGCCAACCTGCAAAAGAACATAAAGCTGATCGAAGGCACCCTTGGACCCGATCACCTTCGGCTGGTTGTGGCCGGTCGCTATGTCGAGCGGCTTTTGCAGAATGACCGTCTCGCCCGCTACCTCGACAAGAACCACGGTGAAATCCTCGGCGAGTTTCGCCAGATCGTGGCGGGCCTCGTGCAGCCTGCGTCCACGACGGAAGCGAGGAGGATCGAGACCGAGTAGTTCGGCAACTGTTTTTTCTTTCGACGATCGGGACCCGGACCCGAAAGCGCGGGGACCGCAGGAGACGCCGGACAGAGGGCCGGATCAAGTGCGGCGGCGGGGATGGCGGCGAACCCGCTCGGAGCCTGCCAGGCTGGTTTGAGTTTTCACCGGCCCAATGGTCGGTGTCCGGCCATTGAAACAGGCGGGCGCATTCTCCGCCGGAGGTGAATGCGCCCGTTTATCTTGGCGAAGCCCCTAAATTTCTCGTTCCACCGGAACCCGAATCCTCTGAGGCAGACGGAGTTGCATTCGCTCAGCTGCCTGGAACAGCTATCACCGGCACGCGCGCGCCTGGTCGCGCAACACGGCGTAGTCGGCGAGCATCCTGACGATGACGGCCCCTTCGGGCAGCGCCTCGACCTCGTCGGCGGCCCGCGCCTGAGCGGCGGCCGTGTAGTCGACAACAGGCGGGCAGGGTGCGCGGCTCTCAGAACCGCCCATCACGCAGCCGGTCAGCCAGAGCATCGCGATCAGGAGGGCGGCGGGCGGCGGCGTCGAGCATCTGGCGGTGGATGGCATCGTTTCTCTCTCGGGCATCAAGGCGTTCGGCCGCGCGCCCAGCGCGTGCACCGGCGCGGCGCAGGTTCAGCAGGAACAGCAGGATCGCTGCTGCGGGGAGGATCAGGCCCAGCGCTTTTCGCGCGGGGCCATGGGTCAGGAGCCAGCCGATCACCGCTGGCCCCGTTTCCAGTCGTCGAGCCGGGCGTGGATGGTGACGGCAATGCCGATCAGAGCGATGGCGATCAGGACCCAGCGCGAGGTGTCGAGGTAGGGCACCAGCGGCTGGATCGTGGATTGGGTTTCCGCAAGGACCTCCTGTAGCACCTCCACCCCGGCCGCGCCGACCGTTGCCGCCCCGGCCGCACCGCCACCGCGCAGGGTGCGGCTTTCCGACAGGACTTCGCGCGCGGGCGGCAGTTCCGGTGCGAAGGGTACGGGCCGGGGCGGGAAGGCATCGCCCCAAGACCGGGCGGGACCGAGGTCGACGTGCATGAAACCGGAGCGGGGATAGTATCCGAACCCCAGGAACCCGACCGCCCGCGCCGCCGCCTCGAAGGCCGCGGGATCGTGGTTCGCCATCGCGATGTCGAAGGCCGTGCCCTGCATATGCTTCGAGGCCGGGGCGCCCCCGACAGCGCGGTTGTGTTCCGGGCTGCGATAGGCGGAACGGATGATCAGCGGCTTGCCCAGCCGGTCGCGCAGGGCCTGCAGCCTGTCCATCGCCTCGGTGTTGATCTTGATCGCGCCGGTGCCGCGGCAGGCGATCTCGGCGGCCGAAAAGTTCGGCCAGCGCCAGGTGTTGGCGGGCACGTCGCGCCAGTGGGGGTAGGTCAGGGTGGGCATGGTCAGTTCTCCAAATGAAAAACCCGCCTCTGGGGCGGGGGGATGTGGGGGTCGCAGTGGTGGTTCAGGTCAGTCGGATCGGCCGCGCTGGAAGGCGTCGAAGAGCATGTCCCGCATCGAGCGGATGTCGGTTTCGATCCGGTCGAGGCGGTCGCCGTCGGCCTTGCGATCCTCGCTGCGCTGGCGGTCGATGCGGTCGCGGTCGGCGATGAGTTCGCGTTCGAGGCGATCCAGCAGGGCCTCGTTGGTAAAGGCCTTGCGCGTGATTGCCGCGATCAAGGCCATGGTGCCGCCGATCAGGGCGGTCAGCGCGGCGGTGATCCCATGGTCCCGAAAGGCCCGCGTGACCGCGTCGGCGAGAGTGGTCTGGTCGTTCATCATGGTCCTTTCCGGCCACGGGGCGTGGCGCTTCAGTAATCGGTCTCGACGTAGACGCCGGAGCAGTCGTAGGCGACGGCCGCGGCGGTGGTGCCGTTGTTGAGGTAGTTGCGGGGGCTCAGAAGCTGGGTCGCCGCGGGCAGATCGGTGGTAATCGTCGTCTCGGCAACGGTGCCCGAGACTTCCTCGACGACCCGAATGCCAACTGCGCCGTCGTTGGGGGCCGCCGCGATGTAGAGCGTCAGCACATTCGTCGTGCTCGCCACCGGGAAGCCCGCGCCAAGGTCGATCAGGGTCGGCGCGCCGGTGCCGTCGTTGTGGACGATCTGCCAATTCGCATGGGTGCCGCGCTCGAACCCGATGCCCAGCGCGTTGACGATGGCCGAGAGCGTCAGGGTGGCCGAGAGCGCCGCGACCGATCCGATCAGGCCGAAGAACCCCATGCCGGTGGCCTGCAGCGTCACCATCGACAGCCGGTTCACATAGGTGAAGCCGCCCAGACCCTCAGCATTGCCGCGCCAGCAGACCCAGCCTGCGGATCGCTCCTCGGCCGCAGCCCCGGCCGTTGCAGCCGAGGTCATCCGCCAGCGGCGCATCGAGGTGGAAAGGTTGGTCGTGGCCAGCGTCGGCGTGGCCGCAGTGCCGACGGCCGTGCGCGGCATGCCATTGGTGTTGATCGTGGTGCTGGACGAGGGCGCCCATGTCGCGATCCGGTTCACCCCGAAATGCGGCTGGAGCGGGAAATGGCGGCCCGAGGGGCGCTCGACATCGAGCCAGCCCATCCCCGCCCGGTCGCGGGCATAGAGCGCGAGCTTGCCCGCGGGTGGAGCCGAGGGGACGGCATCATGGGCGGGCAGGACGACCGGCTCGGCCAGTTCGACGCGGCCGTTGGTGCGGTCGACCCTGAAGGCATCGAAGAAGGCCGACCCGTCCGGGCTGACCTTGAAGCTGAAGTCGTCGTTGCCCAAGAGGCCGATCAGCGCCCGCGCCGAAAAACCGGTCTTGAAGGCGAAGGCCGCGTCGTTCGCCGAGGCGGCCTTGTTGACGGTCGCCTCGATGCCCGCGCCCGCGTTGTTCAGAAGGACGGCAGGCGTGTTGACCGAGAGCCGGTTATAGCTGTCGGCCGCTGCCCCGCCGACGCCGAGCAACTGCGCCGTGAGGTTGGCCTGGGGCATGCCGACCTGCGTCACGGCATTGGCGAAGGTGACATTCGGCGTGTTGATGAGGGTCGTGCCCCCGGCCCCTGCCGTGGCCGAGCCGATGTTCACGACGGTGGTCGATCCAGATGCGCCGCCGGTGCCAAGGTTCACCGTCTTGGTGACGCCCGTGGTCGTAGCGCCGGTGCCCATGCCATAGGTGGCGGTCGTCGTCGCCGTGCCGATGCTGGCGCTGGCCGCCGAGACCGTCACGGTCCCCGAGGCGGTCAGCGTGCCCGAGAAGGTCTTGTTGCCGGAGAAGGTCTGCGTTCCGGCGAGGATCGCCAGTTCCGACGAAGTGTTCGGCAGGGTGAAGCTGCGCGTGGTCCCGGCACTGATGCTTGCCAGTGTGAAGGTCGCCTTCTCTGTGGGGTCCGCATCGTTGACGAGGCTGAACACGGCGTCCGAAACGTCGCGAGGCTCGCCCACCACATCCCAGGCGCTGCCGGTCCAGACGAGGAACAGCCCCTCGGCCGCGACCCAGACCAGCCAGCCGATGCGCGGCACGAGGCGGATCCACGCGCCATCGATCCAGAAGGCGACGTTCAGATCCCACCCGGCCCACAGGCCGGTCGCGCCCGAAGCGACCAGATGCCTGTTCCCATCCGCCGGGCTCGCTGGCGGTGCAGTGCGCGTGCGGTCGAGGACGGACAGTTGCACCATGGCGTCGAGCAGGCGTAGGGCCTCGTTGTGGGTGACATGCTTCTGCGCCTGCGCCGCCAAGAGGTAAGGCAGGCCCAGATGGGTCGTGGTGTCGGACATGAGGATTCCCGCGGGTTGGGATCAGAATTGCAGCGTGACGACGGCGGGCGTGCCGCGGCCGAGGCGGTTCGAGAGCTGGAAGATGCGGAGCGCCAGCGTTTGGCCGGGCCCGAGCGGCACGCCCCAGTCGGCGGCCTGCTGGGCGGCGGTGTAGAGAACGGAGGTCGTGTTGCTGGTCAGCGTCCGCTTGACAGCGAGCCCATCGAGGATTTGCACATCGTAGCTTTCCAGGTCTTCTGCGATCGGCACCTCGACCTGTTCCCAGGCATCGGCGACCAGCGCGCGGGATCGCCGCGTCCAGCGGATCGTCAGATCACCCGGGCTGCGGGCGATGCGCCATGGCTGTTCGACGTGCACCGGCGCGAAGGGGACAAGGCCCCGCCCGGTCGACGTGAAGCCCAGCGCGGCATAGCTTGCGTCGCTGACGGCACGCGCGGCTGGGCCCACGCGCCAGTTCCATGGCAGGCCGAGGTCCGCCTCGGCGATGGGGAGGGAGGCCAGTGTCGCGTCCAGCACAACGACCCGCGCGCCAGCCGGGGCCGGGTTGCCTATCGCATGTTCCGTCCCGCGCTGCCCGCGCAGCAGGCGGGTCAGTCGGTAGCGGCCAGCGGCGATCAGTTCGGCCGCTCCCGCCTGCACGACCTCCCATTGGCCAGCGGCACTTTCGACTGCGACAGCATTGGCCCCACCGAACAGCGCGACGTCGGTCACGCTTTCCAGCGTTCCGGACAGGAGATCGACCACCAGCGCGTTGCCCAGATCGAAGCGCGAGGTCGGTCCAGGAAAGAAATCGAAGGCCAACGTGCCGATCCGCGCCCGACTGCCAAAGGTCGCCAGGAGGTTGAACCCGTCGGTGGACGCGCTGCGGAACACTGCGATCTCGCCTGGCCAAGGGCTGGCATGGGCGGCGATCAGGGGGCGATGCGCAGGCTGGTCCTCGCTGATCTGCGGCAGGTCCAACATCACCACCTCCGGCGTGCCGAAAACGACGAGGCTGGCAAGCGAGGCCGGGCGCGGATCGCCGGGTGGCAGGTCATAGGCGGCACGGTCCTGTCGGACGGCTTCGATGCCCCGCGCCTCGGCATCGGCGACTGAGATCAGGCGGAACTCGACCTCGCGGCCGTCATGCGCCAGCCGGATCACATCGGCCGGATTCAGCGCCAGCCGCGAGGGCGGCAGGCGAAAGGTGGCGCTTTCCCGGCCGATCCAGGCTTCCATCAGCGCGCGACGGCAGCGGCGTTCGGCCTCCTCGGGCGGGATTGCCATGGGGAAGGACTCGGAGGCGATGCGCGTCGTATCGACGGTGATGCGGCGTGCCTCGACCAGCGCGGCGTCATAGTCCTCGTCCGCGCGGGCGACCTGCCACTTCAGAGCCTGAGGAAGTTCGGTCTCCTGGCCGCGGGTCAGCTCAAAAGCCTCGCCTTCACGGCTGGCGACCAGATCTTCGATGGCGAGCGTTGCGATGGAAGCGCGGCCGCGCATGAAGAAGCGGATCACGCCCTCGGTCTCGATGGCGTCGAAACCGAAGTGGCGGGCCAAGGTGGAAATCGACGCCCGGGGGCTTTCCAGCGCGCCGATCACATAGCCCTCGACCGCGCCCCAGAGGCCGGAGACGTCGATCAGGCTTTCCGCCAGACCAGCGCGCAGGCAGAGATGTCGCACAAGGGCCGCCAGAGACACCGCGCCCAGCCGTCCGGTCAGCCAGTGGCCGAGCCGCCAGTTCGGGCCGTCTGTCCAGATGCCGGTCAGTTCGGGGAAGAATGGATAGGGTCGCGCGTCCCAGGTCCAGGCGGCGCATTCCGGCACGTGGACCATCCGGCTACCGTAGACCGACGATGTCGGGTTGTTTGCCGGGGTTCCCCACCAGAGGTAACTGGCCTCGAGATAGGCGCGCTGGATGGCATCGTCGCGCCAGCCGCGCGAGAAGTACGGGGTGAAGCTCTCCGACGACTTGGGGTCGAAGAAGACGTTGGGCTGGTTCGTGCCGCGGTCGATGGCGGGGCAGCCCAGTTCGGTGAACCAGACGGGCTTCGACTGCGGCACCCATGCCGTGGGCGTGCCGCTCTCCACCCCACCCGGCCGGTTGACATGCGGGTTCGACCACCAGGCCCGCAGATCCTTGTAGCGGAACACCCAGGGCTTGCCCGCGGCGCCATCAGTAATGGGCGTGCGCAGTTGCGCCGAGCGGTCGGTGGCCGAGGCGTAGAACCAGTCGAAGCCCTCGCCGCCTGCGATGTTGGCCTGCAGGTAGCCGCGATCATGGATCGCGGCCCAGCCCTCGAGCGCATCGGCATGGTCGAACCCGTCGCGCCAGTCGGAGAGCGGCATGTAGTTGTCGATGCCGATGAAGTCGATGTTGGCATCGGACCAGAGCGGGTCGAGGTGGAAATACACATCACCACTGCTGTCGCCGGGCTGGTGGCCGAAATACTCCGACCAGTCGGAGGCGTAGCCCACCTTGGTGCCCGGCCCGAGGATCGTCTTCACATCCGCCGCCAGCGCCTTGAACGCGGTGACGGCGGGATAGGCGCTGGCGCTGGAGCGGATGGTGGTCAGCCCGCGCATCTCGGTGCCGATCAGGAAGGCGTCGACCCCGCCCGCCACTGCGCAGAGATGGGCATAGTGCAGGATCATGCGGCGCAGGCCCCAGTTGCCGGAAGGGCCGGTCCAGCTGACGGTGTCGCCCGAAACGGCGAATTGCGCAGGGGTGGCCGCGCCAAAGAAGCTGGAGACTTGCGTGGCCGCAGCGGCGGTCTTGTCGGCCGTCCCGGCATAGCCCGCAGCCGGGGAACAGGTGATCCGACCGCGCCAGGGGAAGGAAGGCTGGCCCGGCGTGGCGGCGTTGTTCGAATAAGGGTTCGGCAGGGTGTTGTCGGGCGGGACGTCCATCAGCAGGAAGGGATAGAAGGTGACGCGCAGGCCGCGCGCCTTCATCTCTCGGATCGCCTGCACAACCGCAAAGTCGGCAGGCGTTCCGCCATAGACCGGCCGATCTTCGACGTCGCGGCTGACGAGATGGGCCGCAACGCGGGACACCCCATTGACCGTCCAGACCTTCGGGCTGGTGACCTTGGTCGCGACCTCGACGCCCGGCTTGATCGTGCAGTTGCCCGCGCGCAGGTCATTGCCGAACCAGGCGACGACCAGACTGACACTCTCGACGGCCGGGGCCATGGCTTGTAGGCGGTCCAGCGCCACGACGATGTCGGCCTCATCCGGCAGCGCGTTCAGGTTCTCTGCCGAGGTCGTGCCGCCCGTGGTCTGGCCGAACACGGTCGTCGTGGCACCCACGGTCTTGCGCACGGCTTCCGTCGCATAGGTAAACTCGCCCGATGCCGGGATCATAGTGACCGCCTTGACCAGCCCCTCGGCCGTGTCGGGATCCGCCAGCGGCCGGAACACCTCGAAGGACAGCTGCGGCAGACGGTTGCCGTAGGTCGAGAGCGGCAGTTCCTCGAAGACGACATAGGCCGTGCCGCGATAGGCTGGGGTGTTTGCCGCGCCCATCTTCGCTGCGATGAACGGATCGGACGCTTGCGCCTCGTTGCCCGGATACCAGCGCCAGGTGATCCCGGTCATGTCGAGCGGTTTGCCGTCGGCCCAGATGCGGCCGATGCCAGTGATCGGCCCCTCGCAAAGGGCGACTGCGAAGCTGGCGTAGTAGAGGTACTCGGTCGTCTGGACCCGGCCACCTCCACCACCCTTGCCGCCGCCCTGCGTCGTGGTCTTGGTCTCCTCGCGAAAATCGGTCGCCCAGATGATATTGCCGCCGATGCGCATCCGGCCGTAAAGGCGCGGGATGATCGCGCCTTCCGTAGCGGACGTGATGCGCAGGGAATCCAGCCGCTCGCCTTCGATCTTCTGCGCCGGTGCCAGCGAGGAGACGATCCAGCTGTCGACGACCGACCCGATGGTGGAGCCGATGAAACCGCCAATGGCGGCCCCGGAAAAGCCGAGGATCGCGCCACCAAAGGCCCCGCCGATGGCAGAACCGACAGCACCGAGAACAAGCGTGGCCATTGCGGAAACTCAGGGTTCGAAGGGTTAGGGGAACTCAGCGTGCGGGGAGGAGGAAGGCGAAGGCGATGCGCCGCCGCCATGTCGGTGTCAGCTGTTCCTCGATCACGCCAAGGCGTTCGTAGGCGTGGAGGAAGGTCGCAGGGCCGGTGAGGATCCCGACATGCTTGGCGATGGCGCGCGGCATCATGCGGAAGAGGATCAGCGCACCGAGTGGGGCATCGGCGGGTGCGATTTCTGGCATCACCGCCCGCGCCCCGTCAGCCAGAACTTCGCGCGGGCCAGTCTCGCCCCAGTCGCGGCTGTAGGGCGGGATGGGGAACGGTTCCGGCCCAACGACCTCCCGCCAGATGCCGCGTGCGAGGCCGAGACAATCGCAGCCGGCCCCGCGCAAGCTGGCCTGGTCGTGATAGGGCGTGCCGAGCCATGACCGCGCGACGGCGATGACGCGGGCGGGATCGGCCGTTGGGACTGTCGCGGTCACAGAACTGCCCCCTCGTGCCCGCCGTCCTTCGTCGCATAGCGCAGCACGGCATCCTGGCCCGGGATGTGCGGGAACCCCCGGAAGTTCGCGACATTGGCGAACTTCGTGCTGCAGGTCGCGATCCGCTTGTCGCAGCCCGCCCGGACCACGAAGGTATCCGTCGCCGCGACCAGGCGCACCGGGGCTTCCAGCAGGGTCAGGATGGCAATGCCGTCAACGAGATCATGCGACAGCACCTCCACCCGGCGCCCGGCATTCGCACCGGTCGCCCACTCGACCAGCCCGAAGGCAAACCAGCCCGCCGCGAAACTGCCGAGGCCGTTGGCGGTGAACGCCCGATCCCGGAGCACATCGATCACCGCGCCGGTTCCCTTGAAAACCGGAGCCTCGAGATTCACGCCGCAGCGGGTGTCGCCCAGCGCGGCATCGCAGCTGGCCTGAAACGTCCGCCCCACGGTCTGGCCGAGGACATGGGCCAGTGATCGCACTTCCGCTACGAAGGCCAGCCGCCCGCGCCGGATCTGGCCAATGGCCCCGCGACGTAGGAGCACGCGCTGCGCGGGGGCCGACCAGTTCACGCGCCAGACCTCGACCGATGCATTGTCCCACCGGCCATCGAGGATGTCGGTCTCCGTGATCCGGTCCGAAGACAGCACGCCTTGCGCGTCCTGCGCGTCGACGGACAGGTCGGAGCTGGAACGGACCTCGGAGGCCGTCAGTCCGCTTTCCGGCTCGAACTCGGTGCCGTCGAACGACAGCGTCCGGTCGTGGTCGGTGAAGCCTAAGGTCACGCCATCGGCGCGCGTGATGCGCCAGCACCATGACAGGGTGGTTGTGCCGTCGTCGAGATGGGCCTGCAGCGCCGGGTTAAGAGACTTCATGTCCGGATTTCCACGAGGGGGATCGAGGTGATCGACCCGAAGCGTTCGAGATCGAGGGTGACGTCGAGGGCATCGGTGTCGAAGCGGACGGGGACGTCGAATTCGAAGCCTGCGGTGATGACCACGCCCAAGGCCGGGGCGGTGGTGAAGGTGATGAGGCCCGTGGTCGTGGAAACCGACCAGCCGGAGGCTTGCGGCACCCCATTCAAGGCGATGGTCACGGTTCCAGCGACGGGCTTGGTGATGGCGCGGGTCCAGGACTGCGCGCCAGAGGTGTAGCGTTTGGTCAGCTGAAACAGGGTGGCCGCCCCGTTGCCGGTGCCGATGGGCTGATCGGTCGGACCCGGCGTCTGGGATGGCAGGCAGGACTTGGAGTCCGCCCAGTCCTTGAAGCGGAAGCCGTGGAGGCGGCCGTTGCGGGCTTCGAAGAAGGCCACGACCGTCGCCAGATCGTCGGTGCGGCGGATGCCATAGGCGACGTCATAGCGGCGGCGGCTGTTGGCCCAGCTTGCGTTGCGTTCCTCGGCGCCCGAGGAAAGTTCGACGATCTGCGTGCGGCGCTCCGGGCCTCCGCGTGCCCCGCGGCTGATGTTGTCCGGAAATCGGACCTCGTGAAACGCCATGGCTGATCCTCACATGCCGCGCCGCCCGAGCGACACGGCGCGGGCAATGTCGCTGGCGACCTGCGTGCGCGACTGGCGGAAGCTCTCGGCGTCGCGGGCGTTGATCGTGACATTGACGGTGGAGGCACCCACCTGGCCGTAGCCTGCTGCCTCGCGTCGTGACAGAACCCGTTCCCCGCGTTGAAGGATCGCGGGCACCTCGTCGGGCTGCAGCCCCGCCCAGCCGCCATTGTGCATGCGTGGGGCATTGGCGAAGGCCAGCGCCGGGACCATCCGTCCGGGACCAGGGGCACCGACCATCCCGCCCGCATGCAGGATGTTCGCGAAGATGCCGCTTGCCCCGCCCAGCGCGCCGGAAAGGGCGTTGGCGATGGGGCCGAGGATGAAGCGCCGGGCGGCGAGCTTGGCGAGGTCGGCGATCATCGAGGTGACCAGATCGCGGAAGTCGAGCTTTCCGGTCTTCACGAAGTCACCGATGGCGTTCTCGGCGCTCTGGAAGGCCCCGACCAGAGCGCTGCCGATATCCCCGCCGATGTCGCGCGCCCTCGCGGCATAATCGGCGAGGGCCGCCGTGATCGCCTGCCAGCCCGTGAGGGCCGTGTCCGCACCCTCGGCGGCCGCAGCCCCGGCGTCGCGTGCGGCACCTCCCGCGCCATCGGCGGCGGTGGCGGTGTCGGTCAGACCGGAAGTCAGGGCATCGGCCGAAGCGGCTGCATCCGCAAGCGCGGTCTCGGCTTCGGTCCCCGTGCCGGTCACAGCATCCTTCAGCGCCTGCCAGCTGACGAGCGGCCGACCGGCGGCATCAGCCAGCATCCCGGCCGCCTCGCGATAGCCATCGGCCCGGGCGCGGGCATCGTCGGCCATCGCGCCGAGGCCGAGATCGGGCGGTTCCAGATAGGTGCGTGACAGCGCGGCCGAAAAGGCGTCCGCCGCCGCAGCCCCTGCGGCCGTTGCCGCGCCCTCGAACGGATTGCCGATGCGGCCCAGTTCCACCGGGTCGAGAATGCCGATCCGCACCCCGCCTTCGCCGGTGGCCCATTCGGGCAGCAGCGCGAGGGCCGCGTTCAGCGTCTCGATGAAGCTGTTGATGCGCGTGACGACCCCGTTCAGCATCGCCTCGACGCCGGAGATCAGCCCGTTCGCGGCCTGAAATGCGAAGTCGCCAATGGCCCCGGGCAGACTGCCCCAGATTGCGACCGCCGCGTCATAGGCCCCTTGGAAGATCGCGGCCGTCCGGTCGCCGAAGCTGACGACGCCCGCGATGGTGCCCTCAAGGGCCGAGAGACCCGCCGCCTTCAGCCCCTCCCATCCAGCCGCCATCCGCGCGAGGGCTGCATCCAGCAACAGGCCGATGCGCGACCAGACCTCGCGGGCCAGATCGCTGAGCAGCCGGAAGGCCTCGCCCACCCCGCCGACCCGGGCGACGAGCTGCGAGAACTGGTAGACCAGCTCGCCCGCGCCGACGATCAACGCACCGATGCCGGTCCGGATCAGGGCGCCGCGAAGGAACACCAGCGCCGTGGCAAGGCCGCGCACCGACAGGGCGGCTGCGGCCATGCCAGCGACCCAGCGACCCGCCATGACGGCGGCGAACGTTGCCGCGTAGGAGGCAAGTCGGCCGAGGTTGCCGATCAGCGTGTCGATGGCAGATCGCAGGATCCCGCCGTCGGAGGCAAGTGCGACGAAGGCATTCGCCAGCGCCTCGATGGTCGGGGCCACGGCGACGGCAATCCGGTTCCGCAACCCGTCGAAGACCAGCGAGACGTTGCCGAGCGCCAGTTGCGTGCGGCGCAGGGCTTCGAGGGCATCACTGTCCAGCACCGCGCCAAGGTCGGAGGCCTGATCACCAAGCCGCGCCATCTCCGCTCCACCATTGCGCAGGAGCGGCAGGAGGCGGGTGGCATCCGATGCCATGGCCTCCAAATAGAAGGTCATCTCCTGCTGGCTCAGGCCAGCCCGCTCCAGCGTGTCCACATAGAGCTGCAGGGCTTCCGGCCCCGACAGACGCGCGAACTGGTCAGCAGTCACGCCCACGCGCGGGGCGACATTCTCGAAGAAATCCGCCATCGGCCCGCCGCCGGTCTGCAGGAAATCACCGACCCGGTCGTTCACGTCCTTCAGGATGTCCGCCAGCTTCTCCTGCTCGATGCCAACCGTTCGCGCCCCGGCCGACCAGCGCTGCAGGGCCTCCGGCGTCGCATTGGCGACCTGCGCGAACTGCCGGATCTGGGCAGCACTCTCGGCCGTCGAGCGGACGATCAGGCCGAGCGAGGCTGTCGCCGCCGCTGCGGCGGCCCCGAGGGCGAGACCGGCACGTCGCGCAAAGGCCGCAAGCCTCGTGTTCGCCAGTTCCATCTCGCGCGACAGGCGGCCGAAGCCGCGCGCCCCGGCTTCACCCACGCCTTCCAGTTCGGCACGCACGCGACGTCCGCCCTCCGCCACGAGGCGGACGGAGACCTTCTTCTCAGCCATTGCAGCTTTCCTTGCGTTTCTGCTCGTTCGTTCTTACGTTAGGCGCATCGATCATGGAGGCGTATGATCATGTCCGAGACGGCGACCCTGTCCTCAAAGTTCCAGATCTCGATCCCCAAGGCGATCCGGGCGGCCCAACATTGGGAAGCCGGGCTGACATTCGCTTTCATTCCGAAGGGGACAGGGGTCCTTCTCGTCCCGGTACCGAAGCGCGACGCATTGAAAGGCCTCGCACGCGGGGCCTCGGCAACCGATTATCGCGACCGGACAGACCGCGTCTGATGGTTCTCGTCGACACATCCGCATGGATCGAGTGGCTGATCGGCTCAGCCACCGGCGACCGGGTTGCAGAACACCTGCCGGATCAGGCCGACTGGCTGGTGCCGACCATCGTGCAACTCGAACTCGCCAAATGGCTGACCCGCGAGGTCGGCGAGGACAAGGCGGATCAGGTGATCGCTTTCACGCAGGTCTGTCAGGTGATCCCGCTCGATACCGAGACTGCCCTGGAGGCGGCCGAGGCTTGCCGCACGCACAAGCTTGCGACGGCAGACGCCATCGTCTTCGCCACGGCGCGTGCGCGGGGGGCGACCCTCCTGACCTGCGACGGTCATTTTGAAGGTCTGCCCGGCGTGACGCTGGTCCCAAAGGTCAAGGCCTGACCCCTGTTCCTTCGGCATTGGCCGTCTGCTCGTTGAGCTTGCGCACCATCACGGCCTCGATCTCGGGCAGCAGTTCGGCGGCGATCAGGGGCGCGATGCCCAGCGCCTGTGCAAGCGCGAGAGCAGCGCCCATGTCCCATCCGATGACGGCGCCGGGCGCGATGCGCAGCTGGCCGCCGAGGCGCTGGGTCAGATCCCAGACCTGCCAGCCCTCGACCGTCTGCGGCCGGTTCAGTCTTGCGGGGCAGTCGGGGCAGGGGCCCGCGCAGGCCGCGCAATACCCGTCGCCCCCGCCGAAGGACCAGTCGGCGAGGGCGCGGAGGCGTTTTTTTCCGCGTCCAGCATCAGGCCGCGGGCGACGTACTGCGCCTGGAAGGCCTCGAAGGCCGGCCAGATTTCGAGGAGGGCGTCGATCCCGGCCGGGCTGACGGGGACGAGGTTGCCGTCATCGTCACCGACGCCCTCCCATTCCAGCACCGCGCGGCGGGCGACGGCCTTGGCCATGGCCAGCGCCATGTCCTCCTGGCTGGAGCTTGCCGACAGGCCATCGATCACTGGATCGGCGCGGGCGGAGACCATCAGCGCGGTGGTCAGGGGTGCCACCAGGACGCGCAGTCCGGGCAGCAGGTCCAGCCATTCGGGCCGGTTCGAGAGGTTCAGGCGGATCATGATCAATAGCTCGCGACAGTGTTGACGAGGACGGCGGTGCACATGCGGGCGGGGCTGGTGGCTTTTGCCGCTTGCCAGTCGAAACTGGCCTGGATGCCCTGCGGCCCGGGGATCTCGATCCGCGGAACCGGCAGGTAGACCGCGTGGGCGGTGAAGGTGAAGCTGGCATTGGCGCCGAGGCTGTAGGCGAACTCGAGCTCGCAGGGAGTGCCGTCGATGGCTTGGGTCACCAGCGCAGAGTCGGCGAACCGCACCTCGATCCGGCCGGTCAGCGCCGCCATGCCGGGATCGGCGCCTTCGATCTTGCCGTCGTTGCGAATGGTCTCGATCCGGTCGAGCCCGTTGGCATAGGTGATCTCGGCCGAGACGACATTGCCCAAGCTGACGCCGTTGCGCTTCACCACCCCGTTGAAATGGCCGAAGCGTTGCAGGCCCAGCGCGGTCGGTGTTCCTGCGGCCGTGGTGGCTGCGATGGCCTCGCCTTGCGCGATCAGGCGGGCGGTCGCGGTCAGCAGGCCTGAGCGGTTCATCTGCCAGGACAGTTGGTCCATCACGCAGCCCGCATACATTGCGAACCGCGGCACCTCGGGCATTGCCACTTCGATGGCCATGCTTGGCAAGGTCCAGTTGCCCGACTGGAAGGTGTGGGTCTTGGGCGTAGTCCCCGTTGTGGTCGGAGCACCGAAGGCGGCCTTCAGCCAGAAACCGAAGGCCTCCACATCGATCGGGACGACCACTTCTCCATCGGCGGTGACCGCGTCCTTGATCGGGGCCAGGGGATCGCGGCCGTAGCCCAGAAGCTCCGAGTTCAACAGCGGCTGCTCCGCGCCCAGCGTGGTGCGGGCAAAGGGCATCAGCCGATAGCCGCTGGCGGGCGGGGTGCCGTAGACAGTTTCGAACGCAAGCGCCATCTGCGCCCGCGCGCCGTGAGCGCGTGCCATGGGGGTCTCCTATGTGGGGGAATTCAGGCCAGGGGGCCGGTCGTGGTGTAGTGCAGGACGACGGTGATCACCGCCGCCTTCAAGGCCGCCGCGCCCTCGACGGGCAGATCGACCGAGGCTGGGGCATCAGGTTCGACCCAGTCGCAAAGGCCGCCCAGCGTCCGATCAGCTTCCAGCGCCGCGCCGATGGCGGCGATCAGGTCATCGAAGGCGCTGGCCCGGTCGGTGCCAGCCTGGACGACGACCTCAAGTTCTGCCCGGTGCTGGTAGTGATAGCGCAGCGGCGAGAGCGTCACCTCGGGTTCACCCGGCTGGCCGTCGCGCAGGATGATCAGCCCGGCCGAGGGGATCCGCTCGGGCAGCACCTCGTCACGCAGGGTGAGGGCGGCAAGCGGCTGAAGCCGCGCCTGTAGCGCGGCGAGGACGGTTTCGCGGGTGGTGGGCATTTTTCTTTAGCTGGCGGACAGTAGCGTGATCGAAGGCCCGACCTGTACAGGTCTTTCTTTATGAAGGCATCAGCGGCTATGCTTTGCGCTGAAGTTGATAAGCGGAGCACAGGCATGGGCGCAGCCAGGACAATTCGCCAAGGCAATCTCGGCAAGCGGGCGCTAAGACTGGCTGAGAAGGACGGCAAATTCTATGGGCTTGCCGATGGCAAAGTTTGTGTGGAAGGCACCGATGCGGATCGCGTCTGGCTGCAACTGCACGACGAAGCTGGCAAATCTGATCCGAAGTACTTCGGATACTCGGGCGCTCGAAGCCGCTTCCTGAAATTCTTTCCGAACGGTTTTCATTCAGAGGGCTATGCCGCCCAGGAGCGGGACTACAAGCTGGCCGCAAAGAACAAGCTGGATGCGACTGCACCCCTTGAAACGGCGATAGCCGGTTCAGGATATGGTGAAGCGATCTTGTCGGTTTATCGTGCGACAAACATGCTTTCACCGTTTGAAAAGACGCGGTTGCAGGACGTATTCCGAGGCCCGAGTTCCGATGCCGTCATTCGGGCGGCCGCCGAGTTTACCGAGAGTGCGGACAAGAATAGCCTTGGCCGACTCGAAGCAGCCCTCAAGCCCCATGATTGCGCCAAGTGGACGGTTGTGACCTACCTGCCGTACCTCTGGCGCCCCGATAGACATATGTTTCTCAAGCCCGAGGTCACAAAGGACTTTGCTGCACGAGTGGGCCATCCCTTCGCGTCCAACTACGAGGCGCGCCTGAACATTGATGTCTATGTCAGCCTGCTGGACCTTGTGGAGCGAACCAGTCGCGAACTTTTCGATCTGCAGCCACGAGACCGTATCGACATCCAGAGTTTCATTTGGGTGGTTGGAGACTATCAGGAAGATCGCGAAGGCACCTACACCTGACGCCACCCCGCCACGATCCGCCCCGGCACGCCGTCGATGGCCCGCTCGGCATCCCGCGCCAAATCCAGCCGCCTGCGCAGCTTGACCTGCGGCACGAGGAGGAAGATTGGCACCGTGGTCAGCCCGCGGCCGGTCTTTGCGCGGGACGCCACGGCGCGGCCCTTGCTGTTCAGCCGTCCTTCCGCCACCAGCAGGCTGGGACCCCGGCGCCGGTAGATGAACCGCAGGCGCAGGCCGGTGCGGCGTTCCCATTCGCCGGGGGTGATGCGGCCGCCGCGAGTGGATTTGCCTGCGGCGGCGGTGGGGATCGCCAGCCAGAAGCCGTTGCGCGACCGGATCAGCGGCCCGGTGTCATGCGCGCCGACGATCACCGGGGCGTTCGACCAGACCAATGCTGCAGCGTTCATGCTTTCGCCGCCCTTGGGATAGGTGGCGAGTCTGATCGAGTTGCCGAGCCGGGTGCCCAGCCCAGCGCCGGTGATCTGGCCGCGCCAGGCGGATTTGAGGCCCGCGCCCGCCTCGCGCATGGCGGTGGTGACGGCTTTTTCACCGGCAGCGATTTCCGCCTGCATAATCGCAACGAGGTCGGGGCTGATTTCCAGCTTCAGCTTCATGCTGGCCTC